ATGGTGCGAGAATGAAAATAACACCAGACCATCCTTGTGTTTTTAAAACTTCACTTGCAGGAATTGTTATTTTTTTATCGTTTCTTTTAACAACACAAGGATGGTCTGGTGTTATTTTCATTCTCGCACCATTTATCAATTCTATTAAAAATAATTTTTCACTGTTTTTTCGTTTAAATGTATGTGTTATTTTTGAAAATCCTTTTTCTGTCAAAACTTCATCAAATACATGTGTGTTTTCTGCTCTGTCTAAATTTTGACTTGCTATTTTACGAATTTCTCCCGTTTTAGAACTACGCACTATTATTTTCTCATTTGGACCTAAGCAGTGGATGCCCCGCTTGAATTGTACTAGACCATGTGGTTTCAATGTAACATAATGTTCACGATCCCAAGTATATTTTAAAACAGATTCTGCCGTTGGTTTAGCGTCAATAATATATTCAAAATATGGGTTTGCCTCAATAGCAGCTTTTATTTTACCAACGTGATACGCAGCTAAATCTGCATTAAATGAAAAATAATGAGCTTCTATGTTTGATGTTGATCCCTCAAACATTAACTTATATAAAAAGAACGAGTAGAACGCATAAGATTTAAAATGGTTCCTCGCACTAACTCTAATCGTTCTATTATTCTGACTCAAAAAGCGAGCAGTATCATCTACATACTGTCCTCCAATGAAATCTTTATTGCTCTTAGAAAAAATTTCGTTAGTAAAATAAACAAAGTCATTAGATGCTTTTTCTAATTCTTTTATTTGAAGTGAATTAAAACTCATTTTTTTGCATTATATTTTCTTGCTTAATTTTATCTATTTATGAACATATTATTTATTCTTACTTGCTTCAGAAATTAATTTAAGAACTTGCCCCGCACTCAATCCCTGTTGTTCTCCACCATCTGAGTGTTCGTGTATATTCTCTAAGTCTCCAAGGATTTTTTCATCTTCTCTAATTTCTTTTGATAATGCAATAATAAAATTATTATCTCTGTATCTTTTTTTCTTAACTTCTGCATTATACAATATATGATTTTCTTTCAACCGAGATGATATTGCATCTATTGCACCTTTTATTAAAGCTTTTGACGGAAAATTCAATTTATTTTCAGTGACCCATTTCATAGCCTCTTCTACTTTTCTCTTATTACATTTATGATATTTTGCAATTTCAGTCCATTCCCAGCGTAAAATAAAATACTTGTGATAAATATCAAGATATTCTTCTTGAGCGGTAGATAATAATACTTTATGAAATCCCTTCATATTTATTTTTTTATCTTTTTTTTCTATATCTTCTTTCTTCTTTGTCATTTTATTATATTTAATGTTATATCTCTAGTATATCAAATAAATATGCTATTGTCTAAAAAATTAAAAAGTTATCCACATATCAGGGCTTGACAAATATTTAGAAACATATATACTTATATAGTAATTCAACCTAACAATTACAGATACGGTTCTTTTATCTTGTTAGGTTAGATAGAAGAATTTTATTTTGGGCAGTGATGTGAGAGTTACTTCAATCAATTTTTGTTTGAAACAAATATCTCTTATGCTTTTTCTCCCAATTTGAATATTATAAGGTAGTGATGAAAAAGTTACTTCGTATTTAAACGAGTGGTCGTTGGTTCGAATCCAACCTGCCCAACAATGGGCAGTAGCTCAGTTGGTAGAGCACTATATTACTTTTTCAACTTTTCTCCTTTTTTGAATATTATTTGTAGGGTAGTAAGAAATGAGTTACTTCTTTTGCGAAAATACTCTTTTCAATTTTCTCTCTACTTTTAAAAAATTAACCTAACAACCATGTCAAAATTCAACACAAAGTCCACCACAAAGTCCACCACAAGTGTTAAAAACTATATGGATGGCAAATCATTCAGTCAATCATCAAAAGAAGAGTTGGCTTTTTCTGTGCTATCTTCTTTTTTAGAAGATAGTTATTATGAAAGTGGAAGTGATAGAATGAAAAGGATTAGCAAGCTAGTAGCAGATACTAATCCAGAATTCGTTAGCAAACTAGCAATTTTTACCCGCAAAGAATTTCACTTGCGTTCCGTATTTCATTTATTGGTTGGAGAACTTTCAAAAAATTGTAAAGGAAATTCAATAGTTAAAAATACCATTATCAATGGAGTAGAAAGACCAGATGATTTATTAGAAATTTTAGCTTATGTCGGAAAACCAATCCCAAATCAAGTAAAGAAAGGAATAAGAGAAAGTATTAAAAAATTTAGTCCTTATCAGTTAGCAAAATACAAAGGAAAAAGAAATAAATATTCATTAGTTGATCTATTTAATCTCGTTCATCCTAGTGGAAATAAAAAAGAATGGGAAGAATTGCTTAATGGCACTCTTAAAATTCCTAACACTTGGGAGGTAAGATTATCTAGCGGAGAAAACAAAACAGAAGTATGGAGAGACTTGATAGTGAATGAAAAAATTGGATATATGGCCTTGCTCAGAAATTTGAGAAACATTGTAAAAAGCGGAGATGCTGAAACGATTAAAAAATCTTGTGAAACTATATCAGATAGTGAAAATATTAAAAAATCAAAACAATTTCCTTTTAGATTTTTGTCGGCGTTGAAAGCGTTAGAAGAATTTGATGATGATGGAATTTCCTTTGAGAAAGAAAAAAGTAGTATTGGCGAAATCGAAAAATCGGTAAATAGAGCTCTTGAAATTTCAGTCGGCAATCTTCCGTTATTAGAAGGTAGAACATTAATTTTGTCTGACAATTCTGGAAGTATGAGAGGAGATGACGGTGGAGATAGTTTGCTTTCAAAATTTAGCAAAAGAAATACCGCAGATATTGCTAATTTATTCGCCACACTTTATTGGAAGAGATCAGACAATACATTGATAGGATTATTTGGAGATAGACTGATAACACCTAAGCTAGATAGAGAAAAAGATATTTTTGAGAATTTTAAAATCTTGGATAGAGAAGGAGATAATTGTGGCGGATCAACCGAAACTGGAATTTTTGAAATGTTTAGAAAATTGATTGATGGTAAAGTTAAAGTTGACAGGATTGTTATATTTTCAGATTGCCAAGTCGGAGAAGGATGTGGTTGGTATGATACTGGTACATTGAGAGGAAACGATTTGAACAAGCTATTCAAACAATATAAAAAAGTAAATCCAGATGTTAATGTTTATAGTGTTGACCTAAAAGGATACGGAAATAAAATGTTTGCCAATGGAGTTTATTGCATTGCTGGATTTTCTGAAAAAATATTTACACGAATGGAACACATTGAAAAGAAAGAAGGACTTGTTAAATATATTGAAAACTATCAATAATTTCACTTAGTTGATATATTTTATGCCACAGTTTATCTGTGGCTTTTTTATACAAATTATCCACAGGCAAAGCTATTGACAAACATAGAAATATATAATACTATATGTATATTGATATATTATTTTTGGTCTCGTAGGCAAACGGTTACGCCGCAGGGATTTCACCCCTGAAATCTGGGTTCGACTCCCAGCGAGACTACAATAATTGGAGGTCGTCTAACCGGTAGGACAGTAGGTTTTGATCCTGCTAATCGGGGTTCGAATCCCTGCCTCCGAACAAATACAGATGTAAAAATAATTGTGAATTTTAATTATAATATAAAAAGATGAAGCAATATATCACAAAAAAACAATGGGATGAAATAACTAAAGAATTACAACAATATAACTACTAAATAATATATTGGTTATAATCGATAATAAAAAATGATATTGTTATAGAGATGTAGCTCAGTCGGTAGAGCACAATCCTTATAAGGTTGCAGTCATAGGTTCGAGTCCTATCATCTCTACTATTAGATTACAATAGAACATTGACAGGGTGGGTTCTCGGAAATAACTAGTACTTGAATACCGAGTTGGGTAATTATAAAGTGTATAATTGTCTCCCACTGTTAGTGCTTTATAAAAGAAATAATTTTATCAACTAAATAAAAAAATGAAAAACGAAAAAGAAATTAACAAAATATCAAAAAATAAAAACCTACACAAAAGCCAAAGAAGCCAAGTGTGATGAATTTTACACCCAAATATCTGATATAGAAAAAGAATTAGGACATTATAAAAAACATTTCAAAAATAAGACAGTGTTTTGTAATTGCGATGATCCAAGAGTAAGTAATTTTTTTCATTATTTTTCTAATAATTTTGAATTTTTAGGTCTTAAAAAACTGATTACAACTTGCTATAAAAATCAAAATGCTAATTTGTTTAGTCAAAACAAAATTGAAAAAGCTATTTATTTAGAATATACTGGCGATAAAAATGAAAATAGAGTACCAGACCCTAGCGAAACTGACATTAAACACTTAAAGGGCAATGGCGATTTCCGTAGCAAGGAAAGTATAGAGCTTTTAAAACAAGCTGATATTGTTGTAACCAATCCTCCATTTTCTTTATTTAGAGAATATGTAGCTCAGTTAGTTGAATACAAGAAAAAGTTTATAATGATAGGGAATAAGAATGCAATAACATATAAAGAAACATTTAGGTTGATAAAAGACAACAAACTATGGCTTGGAAATACTTCTCCGAAAGAATTTTTACAACCAAGTGGAGAAACAAAAAAATCTCTTAATGGTTTGACTAGATGGTTTACAAATTTATCCCACAATAAAAGAAACGAAGAATTGATATTGTATAAAAAATACAATAAAACAGAATATCCAAAATATGATAATTATGATGCTATAAATGTTGACAAGGTAAAAGAAATACCAGTTAATTACAAAGGTGTTATGGGTGTTCCGATTACATTTCTTGACAAACACAATCCAAAGCAATTTGAGATAATAGGGATAGCAAAAAGAGGAGCTGGAGACCCTGCCTTAAAAAGTAAAGTATATACAATTAAAGATTCTAAAAAATATAGTGATTTGAACGCTGGTCCAGTTCTAAAAAAAGAAAATGGTCTTAAAAGTATTTATCCACGTATTTTAATTAAAATAAAATAATATGAATATAGAACTTAAAGAAATTACAATCAGAGAAGTAGTAAACGGCTATATAAACAACGACGAAGAAGGAGTTGTCGGCTACAACGGAAAATTAAATATCCGCCCAAAGTACCAGCGAGAGTTTATTTATAAAGACAAGCAAAGAGACGCAGTAATTGAAACTGTCAGAAAAGATTTTCCCTTGAATGTGATGTATTGGGTCAAGAACGAGAATGACACTTACGAGTTATTAGACGGACAACAAAGAACTATAAGTATATGTGAATATATTGCAGGTAAATTTTCATTAGATGATAGATGCTTTCATAATCTTACAGATAAAGAACAAGAACAAATTTTGGATTATAAGCTAATGATTTATTTTTGCGAAGGCGATGATAAAGAAAAATTAGATTGGTTTGAAACTATAAATATAGCAGGAGAAGAATTAACTAAGCAGGAACTTAGAAATGCTGTTTATACTGGAACTTGGTTGACCGACGCAAAAAGACATTTCAGCAAAACAGGTTGTCCTGCTCATAGCATGGCAAGTGAATATTTAAAAGGCATAGCAATACGACAAGATTATTTGGAAACAGTAATAGATTGGATTAGCGAAAAAGGTATTGAAGATTATATGTCAAAAAATCAACACAAACCAAATGCAAACGAATTATGGCTATATTTTCAGAGCGTTATAAGTTGGACAAAAGCAGTTTTCCATAACTACCGCAAAGAAATGAAAGGATTAGAATTTGGATTGTTATATAATAAATTCAAAGACAAACAAATAGACTCAGTTAAAGTAGAAGAAGAGATAGCTAAACTAATGCAAGATGAAGATGTCACAAAAAAATCTGGTATCTATGAATATATCTTAACCAGAAATGAAAAATTCTTGAATATCAGAGCTTTTACTCCAAACCAAAAAAGAGAAGCATATGAGAAACAGAAAGGTATTTGTTCGGACTCAGAATGTAATAAATACTTTGAAATAGAAGATATGGAAGCAGACCATATAGACCCGTGGTACAAAGGTGGAAAAACTATAACAGAAAATTGCCAAATGTTATGCAAAGAATGTAATAGAAGAAAATCAGGGAAATAAACTTAAAAAAGCTCGGCTATGTTGTTTGAGTAATTCTATCTAGCGGATAGAACGCATATGTAAATATGTCCGGGAGTTCCCTATATGGTTTAGCCGTAATACTCCAAGAACAACAAATTACAATAATAACTTTATATATAAAGGTCGACACAAAAGCATTTAATAAATAAATTAAATTAAAAAATATGAATGACGGTACAACATCAACACTAGGTGGACTAATAGTTGGCTTGATAGTAATTGTTATAATAACATTTCTATTTGCTTTTACAAAAGTAGGAGCAGGTGAAAGAGGAGTAGTCTTGAATTGGGGAGCAGTACAAGATGTAATTCTTGATGAAGGTTTGCATTTCAAAATTCCTATCTATCAAAAGATTAAAGTTTTGGATGTAAAAACAGTAAAGCACGAAGTACAGGCATTATCTTATTCTAAAGATATTCAGACAGTTGATGCCACAGTAGCTTTGAATTATCATCTTGACCCTAATGGAGTAGGAGTACTTTTGCAAGAAATTGGAACAGACTTTGAGTCAAGGATTATTGACCCATCTATCCAAGAAAGTGTTAAAGCAGCTACAGCGTTGTTTACAGCACAAGAGTTGGTTTCAAAAAGACCTGAAGTAAAAGATGCCATCCGAGTAGAATTACTTAAAAGACTTGAAGGTAAACATATTGTCGTAGACGACTTCTCAATCATTAACTTTGATTTTTCAGATGCATACGAACAAGCAATCGAGCAAAAACAAACAGCTCAACAAAACGCACTGAAAGCAGGAAATGATTTGAAAAGAATTCAATTCGAAGCAGATCAAAGAGTAGCAACAGCTACTGCAGAAGCAGAAGCAATTAGAATACAGGCAGAAGCTATTACACAATCAGGTGGAAAAGACTATGTAAATCTTAAAGCAGTAGAGAAGTGGAATGGTCAACTACCGACACAAATGATACCAGGTAGTGCAATACCATTTATAAATCTAACTAACTAATAGATTTATTAAAAAAACAATTTTTTAACTCTTACTCGAGTGAAATATTAAAGGCGGTCAAAATAAAAACTGGAAAGTGAAATTATAGAGCTTTCATATCAGGTGTTCTCTATAAGTAGCCTAATATTATGACATTCCACAATAAACCTTTGCCAATAGTAACTATATAGGTTGGCATTAAGTACGAGTGGTTCTCCCGCCTTGATAAAAGTATTATTAAATCATTAACATATAATTATGAGTATTGATAAATGTGTAGATAAAACATTGGAAGAAGAAGCAGAGAAAAAAACAAATAGAGATAGAGCGTTAGCAGCCGTAAAGTTATATATGGCAAACGATTGGAATCTTAAAACAGAAACTCCAGAATATTTTCTGCTTACTAAAAATGGTGCATCTCTGATGGGTCACGTTCTAATATTTATATTCTTCGGTTGGTGGACACTAGGTATTACTAATTTAGCATATTGGATAATTCAAAGAAAAACTAAAAAAGTAATAAAATAAATACCGATCGAGATCGTTAGTTCAGTGGTTAGAACATTTGGCTCCAAACCGAAAGACGAGGGTTCGATTCCTTCACTTTCTGCAAATAAATAATAATAAAAATATGACAAATATAATACCAGAAATAATTATAAATCCTGAATTAAAAACTATTAAAATTACAGTGGCTAATAATCGTACAACATTTAAATTCAGAAGCAAAGAAGAACAGGAAAAATATTTACCAAAATGTGAAATGTTTGTAGAAGAATTAAATAAAATAGATTGTGAATTTACTAGAAGAGCACAATTTAAACCAGATAGTGATTGTTTCATGAATAAAAATGAAATAATATTTAAAACTCGTGAAAAAAATAATGATGAAAACTGTCGACAAAATTTTACAATTAAAATATAATATAATGAGAAAATTAGCAACAACACAAAAAATAAAAGATATTCAACCTATTCCAAATGCTGATAAAATAGAAGTAGCGACTATACACGATTGGAAAGTAGTAGTTGAAAAGAATAAATTCAATGTAGGAGACTTTGTTATATTTTATGAGATAGATTCTTTTCTTCCAGTTATTCCAGAATATGAATTTTTATTAAGAGGAGGCAATCCAAAGAAAATGCTAAATGACGGAAAAGAAGTTGAAGGAATCCGTTTGAAAACAGTACGGTTAAGATCTCAAATAAGTCAGGGCTTGATTATGCCATTGTCTATATTAAAAAATGAAGTTATTCCAGTAGAAAATCTTGATGTATCTGAAGAATTAAATGTTATAAAATACGAACAACCAGTTCCTGCAAATATGCGAGGAGAGATAAAAGGTTGTTTCCCAAGTATTTTACCACATACCGATGAAGAGCGTATCCAGAATTGTGGAGATATTTTAATAAAGCATAAAAATAAAACATTATTCTATGTGACTTCTAAACTTGATGGAACATCTTGCACGATGTATAAACAAGACGGAGTATTCGGTGTATGTGGAAGAAATTGGGAGATGAAAGATGGTGATAATATTTATTGGGATATTGCAAGAAAATATAATATTGAGAAAATACTACCTGATAATTATGCTATACAAGGTGAGATTGTAGGAGAAGGATTACAAAAAAATCCATTAAAAATATCTGGTCAAGAATTTTATATATTCAATGTAATCTGTCTTAGTCCATTTAGATATTATAGTTATAATGAATTTAAGGAATTTGTAAATGAATATGGTTTACTGTCCGTACCAGTCATCGATGACAATTTCAAACTAAATCATTCAATTGAAGAATTGATTGATTATGCAACAAGAAAAAGTCCATTGAATGAAAATGAAATGCAGGAAGGTATTGTTGTAAGACCACTTATAAGTCAATCTGAAGAAATAAACGGTTCTATCAGTAGATTTTCGTTCAAGGTTATTTCAAATTCTTATTTGTTAAAACACGATAAATAAATAATTTAAAAATATAATAAAATTTATGAACAAACAAACAATAAAATTACAAATTCAAAATTGTAGAGATAGAGAAAATATTGTAAGTGCATTAGCTAATAGTAAATATAAAGTTTGGGTTGAGAGAGAAGAGCATTTAACAGGAGGAGATAAGTTTTTCGTATTGTTTGAGAAAGAAAATGATGAAATTGGTGAAGTCATTACCAAAAACAAAATAAATGAAATCAAAAAAATACTACAAGAGTTTGATGATTGTTATTTTTGTGAAGATGAAGGCGGAGAAGGAAGAAAAGTTGAAATGTTCCTACCTAAAATTTTAGATTGTATTTATAAACAAAAATGTATAATACCTACAGAAAAAAATAATCACAATGAAGAATTTGAATTTGGAGAAGAATTAGAAGAATTTCAAAAAGGATTTAATCCTCCAATAAAAGATAATAAAAATAACACACCATACGAAGCCATACTACATAAAATATTTGATGATATTGAAAATGAAAACAAGGATTGTAAAAAAGAAGAATGGGATGGTTGGAAAATAGTTAGCGATATGCTAAATAATCCTGATAAGAACGGAATTTATCCCACGAGCGAATGTTATAAAAAACTTTATAAGTTTGTTTGTGAACAAAAAGATAAGCAAAAAGAAAAAATAAAAAAAGAACAATATTCTTGGTTGTCTCCTAATAAATTTGATAGTGCAAGAAGCAAAATTGTCAGAAAATTTTTGGATGAATTTTACAATAACATATAAATATATTGACAAACTTTAATATATATAGTATAATGTAAATATAATAAAAAACTTAGTATATCAAATATATAAATAAAATTATGTTAAAGATTTATTTGACAAAAATATAAACAAATGCTATTATCTATATATGATAATAAAAGCATATAAAAAAAGAATATATCCGAACAAAAAACAGCAAATTTTGTTAGATAATAATTTTGGAGCTGTGCGTTGGATTTATAACTGGGCATTAGATAAAAAAATAAAAGCATATCAAAAAGATAAAAAACAGATTAGTTGCTTTGATTTGATAAAGGAATTACCAAAGTTAAAGAAACAAAAAGAAACAGAATGGTTAAAAGAAGCAAATGCACAATCACTCCAACAATCAATTAGAAATTTAGACAATGCTTTTACAAGATTTTTCAGAGAAAAAAAGGGATTTCCTAAATTTAAAAGTAGAAAAAAGAATAAAAATAGTTTTATAACTCCGCAAGGAATTAAAATCGATTTTGAAAATAAAAAATTACAAATTGAAAAAATTGGAAAATTGAAAATACGAATTGAAAAAAGATTTGAAGGGAAAATAAAAACTGTGATTATTAGTAAAAATAATATCAATCAATATTTTGCAAGTATGGTAGTAGAAACTCCTGATAACTGTTTGAATAAAAAAGAAATTAAAGAAAAAACAACTTTGGGAATTGATCTTGGCATTAAAGATTTTGCGATATTAAGTAATGGTAGAAAAATAAAGAACAATAAATTTTTAAAGAATAGTGAAAATAGATTAAAAGTTTTACAAAGAAGATTAAGTAAAAAGAAAAAAGGAAGTCAAAATAGGAAAAGGGCAAAATTCAAAGTAGCAAAATTACATAATAAAATATCAAATCAAAGGTCGGATTTTTTACATAAATTTACATATCAACTCACGCACGATAACCAAGTGCAAACAATAGCGATAGAAGATTTAAATGTAAGTGGAATGTTAAAAAACCATTGTTTGGCAAAAGCAATATCAGATGTTGCTTGGTCCGAATTTAGAAGACAACTAAGTTATAAATGTGAGTGGTATGGAAAAAATTTACTTGTTATAGGGCGTTTTGAACCAAGTTCTAAGATGTGTTCGTGCGGAGAGATAAACAAAGATTTAAAACTGTCTGACAGAAAGTGGACTTGTAAAAAATGTGGATTAACACACGATAGAGATATTTTAGCAAGTCAAAACATAAAAAGATTTGCCTTGAAAAAGCAAAATCTTATAACACCCTTGCCGAAAGGGGAAGAGCCTGTGGAGTTGTCGCAGTAGCGAAGCGTTGAAACAGGAATTAATTTATTAAATTAAATCGGATGGCAAAATCATCAGAAGACTTTTGGCATTTCGATAAAAAAGGTGTCGAAAGAGTAAAGAAGAAGATGTCAAAATCTCAAAGAAAACGAAGGAGAAAATTATGGGAAGAAAAAAATAAAAAACCTCCAAAAAGTAAACCTGAAATAATAAATATTAACGAACAATTATGCAAGAAAAAGAACTTATGTCTGCTCGCAATCTCTGGCAAAGCAAGAAAATCAACTGGGTCACGTCGTACAAAACATTGCTAAAATATATATCTACTGACTATGCCCATATCCTTAAGCCGATTATTAAAGGTCGTAAATCAGGCAAAAGATATTTTATTAAAATGGAAAATGTAGAGAAATTTATTGAGCAATTTGAAGCTAATAAACTTGATAAAAAATAAAATGAAACAAGAAAAAATATCAAAACTTGATTTAAACAACTTAAAGAAAGAACTTGAAGGATTGATTGATACTAGCTATGTAGAAAAAAGAATGTTTGGCGAGATACAAAAAAAGATTAACGAGATAATTAAAGAGTTAAATTCAAAAAATGACAAGTAAAGAACGTTTATTAAAACAAGGTATCATCTATTTCAGCGGTGAGTTTAATAAAGAAAATATAGATAGTGTCATCAATGATATATTATATCTTAACAATGAAGATAATCTAAAAGAAATAACTTTAATAATAAATTCAGTAGGTGGAGAATGCGGCGAAGCGTTTGCATTGATTGATGCCATAGAAATGAGTAAGAAGAAAATAAGAATTGTAGGAACTGGTTATATTTGTTCGTGTGGTTTACTGACTTTTATGACTGGCGATGAAAGACTTATTTCAGATAAAGCAATGATATTATCTCATCAATTTTCTAGTGGGAAAGCAGGAAAATATCACGAACTAATAGGAAGCAGAAAATCTGAAGATTATTTGAACGAAAGAATTATTAGTCATTATAAAAGACATACAAAACTATCAAAAAAAATAATAACACAAAAGTTGTTATGTACAACAGATGTTTGGCTGACACCACAAGAAGCTATTAAATACAATCTTGCAGATAAAATTATCAATAAATTTAATTGATATAACAATAAAGTTAATAAATAATAAAAAAAATATGAACATAAACAAAGAAATAGAGTATATTCACAAGGTATTAGGTACACGACACAGCTTCTTCACTGAAACAGCTGAAAAGGGCGTTAAATTGCGATTAGAAGACGATATTTGTTGCAAGTATTCATTTATAGGAATGACAATGGTCACTGCCTTAAATGAAGCATTAGCATACATAAAACAAGAGGTAAAAGCTGGAAGTTTAAAAGATACATCTGTAGATGAAACAGATATAGTTTATATTGAAGACGTTGAAGAAAATCAAGAAGAGACTATCCAGTCTGATTTTTCTAATAAATTAAAGAAAGATAAAAAACATGGCAAAAATAAATAAAATTATCTGCGATATATGCGATAAAGAAATAGATGTTGACAGTGGACTGTCAATGTATGAAAGTATCAAACCTGATAAATCATTTACATTTAATCCACAAGTAAAACCTGAACTCATTAAAGTATCATTTGATATATGTATCGATTGTAGTGTGAAGGTTGAAAACTTTATTGAAGACTCGAAAAAAATATAATAAAAAATTCAAAAAATATATGGTGCATACACAAAAATTAAACTCAGATGAACTAAAAAAGTTAGAGTTTGCTTCGTGTGATTTTGTTTATTTTGTTAATGAAATTTTTTCTCAAAGTAGTAAAACATTTATATATGGAAAATATTTAAATGATACTGCTATTTTTTTAAGCAAAAATGATAAAACTATAAGAATTTGTGCTAGAGGCTATTTCAAATCTTATGCTTTTTATGCTTATTATCTTTGGAATATAATGTTTGGTAATAATAATAGAAAAATACATTTTATATCATTTAATAGTGAAATTGCTAAATATCATATAGACAGAATAAAATCACTAATTAAAGAAAATCAATATTTCAGAAATATTGGTAATCTTAATATAGTGTCATACGGATTAGAAGAATCAGAATTATATAATATTGATGATAATGATATTGTACTTATTGATGACATATTTCAAGACCCAGACAATGGATTAGATTCTGAATCAATCAATACTATAAACGAAACTATCAAAACAAAAATATTAAATATATTGAAATTAAAAAATTGTATTATTCACATAGTTGGAACTCCAGTATCGAGTAGTAATTTCTGTTTTGACAAAAATATAACAAAATATTTTAAAGTAAAAACTTTTTCTGCTATTACTAAAAAAAATAAAGCATTATGGAAAGAGTGGATGTCTATAGAAGAACTCGAAAGCAAAAAAGACGAAACAAATAATTTTGAACAAGAATATTTATGCAAACATTATTCTAAAGATTAAATAATAAACAAAATGAAAAACTTTTTAAAAAATTGTTGTAATTATATTTTTCATCCAAATACAATACAAAAATTACTATTTATAAATCCTATTACGCTATGCAAGGATAAACGAATGGTAGAAATGTCTGAACGTGATTTCAATTACTTCATAAAAGAAATGAATGGAAAAACTATTGAAGCTGGTGATAATATAATCTTAAAGGGGCCAGATAATACAAGGTTAATTTTTATTATTAGGAAAAATAAGATATGATTTGTTAGCATTTTTAAAACACATATATGCCACAAAAAAAAATAGAAAAATTTAAAATTATATCGAATGAAAAAATTGTATTTGAATATGAAGAAAATTTAGTTGAATATTATAAACGAGGATATTCATTGATAGAGTTGAGTAGAATTTTCCATATTGATTTTTCACTTATTATATATATCATTAAACACGCAAAAATAAAAAGAGCTCAATTACATAGAATATACGAAGAACAATCAGAACAAAAAGAACGAAGCACTATGGTTTGTATTCAAGAGAAAGAGTTGAAGTATGTTGAAAAGTTTTTTCCTCAAATGGATGATGCTTTTACAAATAGTTATTATATATATTGGAAAGAAAAATATAAAAAATCAGAAGAAAGAAAACAAAAATGTGAACATAAAGTAAGGCATATACAATGTAGTTTGTGTAATACAATTTTAGAAGATGCACCAGAATAATATAGACAATGTTAGTAATAAAATGTATAATTACAATAATAATGATAAGTATTTATTATAAAAAGGTCGGTCATTATATTTAGTTTAATTATAAATTTAATTTTTAATTTATAAACAAAATGATTGAAACATTATCAATCGCAATGGTATTTGTTATTACTGAGATATTTAAGTATCTTATTGCAAAAATAGAGGTAAAAACTGGCAAAACTCTAACAAAAGAAGGAAGAGGTTATATAATTATATGTTTTGCGTTTTTAATATCCTTTATTTATTCAGCACTAGTTGTTACTAATATTATAGATCAATCAGTTATAAATATAACACTTCAAATTTTTGCAGGAGCAATAGCAACATACGAAGTATTATATAAACTAGTATTGGTAAAATTAGTAAAGTTAGTCACATCTAAAAAATAATATTTGATTTAAGGCCACTTAAAATGATGTAATTGTATTAGTGGCTTTAACATATTTACAAATATTTTAAAACATAGTATAATATATATATAGTTAAATATTTAATTTAAAAAGATGAATTTGAAAAAAGAAATCAAAAGTTTAAAAGGACAACCATTAAAAAAGGCAATCTTTGTTTCAGAAGAACTTGAAGCATTACCAAAAATAAATGGAAAACCAGACTTATCTAGCATTGAAAACGAAACAGTGGGAAATGTCATAATAAATTGTTTGTCATTCTGCCAAGCAAAAACGGTGAAAGAAGGTTTTTATATAAACACTATTGCAAACTTGATATTAACGAGTGAAGAAGAAACATTAGAATTAAAAATAAAGTTTAGAGAATTTCTTGTTAATGTTCTTGAAAAATCAATTCTGCAAAAAAATGACGAACAAGAAAGTGGTGAAGCTAAGATGAAAGGAATATATGCTTCTTGGATTATTTCTCAAGTAGTAAGTGAACTTGGAGCAACACTAAATGATAACGATGAGATTATATATTAACTAACTAAATAATAAAGATGACAAAAGAAATAAACGAAGAAGAAATTCCAAAAGAACAAAAATTTCTTGAAGGAATAGTTAAAGAATTAGTAACTAAACAAGACGAAATAAATATTGTAAGAACAGTTGATGATAGAGGTACTCTATATACAATTACCGCAGATAAAGACGATGTATCTAAAATAATTGGAAGAAATGGAAATATTGCACAGGCAATTCGTTTGTTATTGAAGGCAGTTGGTTATAAATATGGCGTTAGGGCTTCAATGAAGATTGATGTTCCACACCCACAACAAACTAATAAAGAATAACATGAATAAAGAACTTATAATTTGGTGTGTGTGTTGCTGGGAAAGACACACAATACTTAATCCATATATATATAAATGTAAAAATGATAAATGTGTTCTGCAGGGAACTTGTTCTATATGTGGAAGCAAAATGTCAAGAATGTTGCCCAATGAATACTCGTGTAGATCTGTTGATTATGTCATTGAACAATTAACTAATAAACAAAACAATGTTTAAAACGATAATTTGCGGAAATGGCGAAATCGGAAAAAGTTTAGAAAAAGTTTTGTTCCAATATTCTCCAACAATTATAGATAAAGAAGGTGTTGTAAGAGGAAATGTTGACGGCAGAGAATTATATATTCTACACATTTGTTTTCCGTTTTCTGATAAATTTGAAGAAGCAGTTATAGAATATCAAGAGGAATATAAGCCAAAATATACAGTTATACATTCTACTTGTCCTGTTGGAACTTCAAGAAAGTTAGGGGCAGTACACCATCCTTGCATCGGTATGCATCCACAGTTAGCAGAATCATTTCTTACCTTTACTCAATTCTTATCAGGTGAAAATGCTTCAGAAGTTTCTGAGTATTTCAGAAAAGCTGGGATGAAAGTTTATCTTTTCGATAAGCAAGAAACTACAGAACTCGGAAAAATATCACAAACTACTTTTTATGCGTTAATGATTGAGTATATAAAAATGCTTAAAGAGGAATGCGATAAAAATAATGTTACATTTTCTGAAACATACACTCTTATGTCTATTGCATATAACGAAGGATACGAGAAGTTAGGATACGCAGAATATAAGATGCCATTACTTATTCCAGTTATGACAAAACAAAAAGGTCATTGTACTCTTAATAATCTTCCATTTTGGGACAATGAGTTTGTAGATATAATAAAGAAGAGAAACGGATTATCCTCTGAGTTGAAAGAAGAAAAAAAAGATAAAATTCTACCAGATGGAGCAGAATGTAAACTCGGTGAAGATGATTGTATGGGTTGTGGAGGTTGCGATTATCATCAACTATACATAGACAAAGAATAAATAGAATTATAAAACTTGTATATACAAAAACCAGCCTTAATAGACTGGTTTTTATGTACTATAATATTTATAACTCTATCGTTTATTAACTTTATTTATAGATTTTATTATAATCTTCCCTGCTTTTTCTAATGCTAATAGTGAATTATTATATTCTTCCTTTCCGAATAAATATAAAACTTCTCTCAATATAAATTTCAATTCTTCTTCTTTTTTAATAGTTTTTTATGTTAAAGATTAAAGAACTGTTTCAGACCAAGAGCTGTTGACCCGTGATACACCAAAAAGCCAATAGTGTCGAATTCGACTGGTTCGGCAAACTTTGTATAATGTTTTTTGATTTCAGCAAGTTGTTCCTCGTCTCCGATTGTGAGAGCAATTTTTGTTTCAGTATCGACTAGATACTGGTCCTTGTTTTTGTCTATTCCTATAATCATAGATTTTTTAGTTAAATTATTTATCATTTTATCTGTAAAGTTTTTTCCTGGACAAGTCTTATTTGCAAAGTCTCTGTGTCCATATATTCCTTTGAAGTGGTATAAACTATCAAGTCTTGAAACTAAAGCTGTTAGAGAAAACATTTGAGCCTCTAGTGGCTGTTCTATCTCGAAGTTTCCATCTAATGCTATTCCAATGCTATCAAAGTTATGTCCAACAGTATGAGCTCCAGTCTCATCATCTTTTCTTGCCTGTCTGATAAGTCCACTTCCAGAGATTTCATAATGATAGCCGACATAATATCCGAGAGAACTTTTAGGAAAGTTTTTTGACTTATGATAAGTATTAGTAGCTTCAAATTGGTCTGGATTTTTAGTATATGAAACTGCTGTGTTGTGGATTATACAATAGTTTATCATAACTTTAACTTAATTTATTATCACTATAATTTATTTCCTGTTCCTTATTTTTTCAATATTATTGTCTCTGAAATCAATATTAAGTTTTGATAATAATTCTTTTGGCAATTGAAATCCTAGCAATGCTAAATTTTCAAAATTACTAACTGCTTCAGTTATTACGATAAACGAACCGACATAAAGATAAAAATATTCCATCAACGGTACATCTAATTTTCCAACCAGGAATGCAGTAAATAATGCTGCCATATATAGTAAGAATTTATACACTGCCTTTGATAATTTATACGAACAAAATCTTTTATCTTTTATAGCAACTGCGACTCCTAAAATAGTATCGAGTATCAGAATCCATATGACAATTGCTATTATTTCCTTATGAAGACCTGTTAATACAAATAGTCCAGTTGGAAATAAGGCTATTATTGTTTTTTCTTTTATATATTCCATCATTATTTTTGAAATCATTACTATCTAATTATTATTTATATTATTTTTATATTATAACAAAAATTTATGTATTTGTATTATTTTTCTAATTTTTTTAATCTATTATCTAATTCTTTAATTTCTGTTTTTAAAGAATCTATCTCATTCTGCATGTCGTTACATCTATGTGCAAGTATTAAATATATATCTTGTTTACTCTCATACATTCCAATCATTTGACCTTCCATAATTTCTTTTGGTGCTAAACCAAAGGTTGGGAGTTTTTTATTTGGCACAATTCTTTTCCTATAAAGTACTTCCTTTTCATCTTCCGACGCAAGAGGTTCAAATAAAGCAGGGTTGAATTTATTTTTGTCAAATGGATTTAAAAGAGCATTCATTGTTTTTTTATACTCTTTTTTTCTTTCTTCTATCGGAAGTTTCTTGTCTAAATATTTTTTCATTGTCGTTATTTTTAGTAATTAAACCGCTGTCATATCAAAACTACCTAGCCAACCAGCAGAAGGCTCTCCTCTAAATTGGTTAGTTCCGCCAGTACTAAACCACCACATTGAACCAGTTTCGGTGGTAGGATTTACAGCATATTGAGCTAGTCTTAAATATCCATAAATGTAAGTAGAATCACTTAAATACCATTTCGCACCATCAAATCTTATATATTCAGAACCCCAATAAATATAATCTCCACTATCCATATAGATATTTCCACTGATATATAAATGTCTCCAGTTTCTTGTTGCACTTCCCAAATCATAAGCACCATTAGGCAATAAATGAGCGGAAGTGCCTCCTCCGAATGTTATATTTGTTCCATCACCAACCAAAAAATTACCACTACCAGACAGTCCTATAAACAAACCACCATTAGCTAACAAATCGTTGCTTGCAAATATATCGTTGCTTGCAATTATATCTCTACCTGAGAATATATCATTATCTGCTGATAAATTATTTCCTGAATAAATATTACCAGAACAATATAACAAAGTAGAGTCAACAATTAATCTATTAGCAGATGGGTCTCCATAAAGATATGCTCTTTGGACACCACTTGTACTAAAAAAATACAATCCGTTTTTGTTTAATCTTGTTCTAATATATCCACCACAATATACTTCCAACTTCGGCTCAGTTCCCACTACTGCCATTTGAATAACATCTGTACCATTATATGCAACTTTTATATGAGGAACTGAAGCATTTAATGAAATAGAACGCAAACTAACAGTTCGTTCAACTAATGTAATATGACCTGCATTTATATCTGTTAATAATACTTTTGCATATGTTGCTCCATTTACTACATTATCTAATGTATCAGTACCTTTTATAAAATCTGCACCACTAGCTCCAGCAAAATAATTACTTGCACCTTCTGATACATCGTCTGAATCTCCCCCACAACTTACTAATTGAACATGACCAGCCGTAATATCAGTCGTTAAAACTTTTGCGTATGTTCCATTTGCTATATTATCCAAAGTCCCACTACATGCAGATAATAAAATTTGACCAGCTGTCATATTTGTCTGTAATACCCTGCCGTAAGTAGAACCATCTACAACATCATCTAATGTATCAACACCAACATCAAATGCTGTAAAGCTAAGTTTATCTGCAGTTATTGTTTCACCTTTTATTTCCGCAGCAGTTATAGTCAAGGCTTCTATCTCTTCTGCTCTAATAGTTCCAGCTATAATATTAACATTAGAAATAGATTTTTTTGCTACTTGCGTTGCACCATCAACGATAATATTAGGAGTAGTAACTGGTTTTAAAACTGCTTCAGAATCAGTATTAGCATTTGCTTCTGCATTCGTAAAAACAACTCTATTGTCTGACATCGCAGTTTCTTCTGAAGCGGTTGAAGATAGCGATAATTTTGAAATAGTATATGTCTGTGCAGTTTGATCTGCTACCGTCCATCGGTCTTCTAATGTCAGCACTGAAGCAGTATTTGATTTTATAATCTTTTTTTGGCTACCGATTTCAACAACATAACCTTTGTATTGGTCGTTTGTCCAAGCAGGACTTCCGTCATCGCCCAAAATATCTCCACCTTGTTTTGAAGTACCTGTTCTAGTAACTACCGCAGCGGTAGTAGGCAATATTTCTTCATCAAGATAAATATAATATTTTGATCCTGAAGACATCAATCCAGTATTTCCAATATCTATAACTCTTTGAGCTGCTGTTCCAGACTCTCCAGCAGGTATATAAATAAGACCAGCAGTCCAGTCTATTTGACGCCATGCGTCAGCACCAGTTGTAGCTGTAAATGTTATGGTAGTAGTCCACGCACGATTTGCAGGAGAAAGTTGAGCGGCTGTCAACATTTGTGTAACCTTACCAAACCAAGTTATTTCCTGATCAAGTCGTATTCTTTCTTCCTCAACCATATCTTCAAAGTTTTCATGAGCATTGGATACTTCTAATGTAGCAGAATCTACTTTATATTCAATGGAATGAATAAACAGCACTGTATCAGAACCAATTTTAAACGGATTTTCTTTAGCATTCAGGATTTTACAAGTCTGTCCAGGTTGAATTGATGCAAGATCATATTCTCCATTCAGGTCAATAGTAATATTAACTTTAGGGTCTTTTTTATCATACACCCTTGAAGCCGACAGAAGACTTGCGGCAGGAGCTGTTGTTATCTTACTATCTGTGATATAGCTAGCTATGGTGTCATAATTATCTTGACTATCAGTATCTTCACTTGTAAGTTTTATATATTCGGGACTTATTTCTGGTTTCTCATTCCAAAAGTATACACGGTTGATAACTCCTTCAATAGTCTTGCGACCATCTATTGCAGTTATATGTTTTCCGATTATAAAAACATGATCGGCAGTTGTGGAAATATTTTTTACATATAATTTTCCATCAGTTGAGATACGCCAGTAAAAGAAATAACCTCCATCTTTATTTCTTGGTAAAAATTTTGATGATTCACGAATGGCATCGAGATGCTTCATGTTAAAAAATCTGTGATCAAAACTTATAGCACCACCAGAATTGTCAGGTGTAGCATCGGCATTGCTATAATCGTTTGAAATCATTGAATTTGCCTCTATCAATCTGTAATGGTCAATAATCTCTTCCATCATTTCATCGGCTCGTTTTGATAATAACTCTACTCCCAAATCTGCCGCAATAGAAGCAGTCCCCGTTCTATAAAAAGAATTCTTCAATTTTGATGTAGCACTTAAACAAGTTATTTCTATACTTTCATTATGCTCAGATAATTTTGGAGAATAAGATGTTATGTAGCCATAGGCAACAAGCTGGTCGCCATCAGGATTATGTTCGTCTTGAAGATAGACTTTAATACGATTATTGAACTTCACAATAGTATCTTCCTCAAAATCATCAATTTTTCTTGAAAGCGTTATTGTAAAAGCACCGTCCCCACCATTTACCTCTCGTCTGATAGACAAATCAGAAATCACATCATCAAGAACGCCAAGATAAGTATCTGTTTCTGAATATACTTTATAAATAAGTTTTCGGTCAAAGTTTGACATAGTTTTTTAATATGATATACTTATTATAGATTGATTAAGGCGATCTAACATTTTTATACAAAAATCAGTGGATTTGTGCCTTAATCACAATGAAGCTGATTTTTTTATTATTAAGATTAAATGTATGGGAGCGCCTAAAGATACTAAAAAAAGAGAAGAATGGATAAAAAATTTAAAAGAAAATCGAGCTGATTTTTCGGGTAAAAATAATGGACGATGGGTAGAAAAAATAGAATGGGTATGTCCCGTCTGTGAAACAATCAAAATGTTAACACCATTTAAAGCAAAGAAGAGACAGTTTTGTTCAAGAAAATGTGCGATGTCTGGTAAAAATCATCCCATGTATGGAAAAAAGGGGAAAGACAATCAAAATTATGGACAGAAACGAACAGAAGAAGTTAAAAAGAAAATAAGAGAAAATCGTAATCATAAACCAGATTGTCAATGTTTTTATTGTAGAGGAAAACGAGGCGAAACATTTGGTGAAAATCACTCACAATTTATAAATGAACACATTTACGATAACAGTGGTAGATGTTTTATTTGGATAAATGCAAAAAGAATTCGTCGAGCTAGATACATTGCAGAATTATTTTTAAAAAGAAAATTGACATCTACTGAAATAATACATCATATAAATAGTGATTGTTCAGATGACCATCCAGAAAATTTATATCTTTTTCCAAATACATCAGAACACATGAGACATCATAGATGGAAAAATCCACCAATTCTTAAATCTAATCTTATTTAATTTATAAATACAATGGTGTATAAACTATAGTTTGATTCAATGTCCAAGTAGTGCTTCCTCCAGTAATTGTGACTTTATAACTGTTGCTAGTAGCTTTAAACGACTGGAATGTACCAGAAAAGTCAATGTTGACTGCACTCCCAGCATCGTACACTCGTCGAACAGTAAGATTCTCGCAGTCTATCTCAAGATAATCTCCATCGGCATCAAGAACAAGAGATGGCACTGTTATAGATTCTCCTGTATCTACATTTTCAAAAATTATTTGGGTTATCGCCGCTGTCGGCACTCCAGAACAAACCCATTTTAACACTGGAAGCGGAGGAGCAGAACCTGTTGGGTCAAAAGTATTTTCGTATGGACTTGCAGATGCTTGAGTAATAGTTTTGCTATCAGTCGTTGTTGATGTAGCTTTACCAAATGGCTGGGCGATAAAAACCACTTCAAAAGGCAAATTTGTGATGTGATAAAATTCTTCTGGCACACGAATAGACTGGACAGAAGCAACAAATCTCATTGTTCCTGCACCGTCATCTATATCAAGATTTGCTTCATCTGTATGCAACGCTTCTTTCATAGAATCAATACTCGTTTTAAGATTAGCTTCCGTGTCCCTATTTATAGTGCCACTAACAACTATTTCTTTTGATTCATAATATGTAGATTGTATAAAAAATCCATCTCTTCGAGACTTTGGAATCATATCGATAATTTTATTCGGAGCGTTGCGATATATTATATTTTTTGTTCGGAAAACCGAATCTTGTAAATCAAATCCTGAAAATGTAATATTTTTTATTGCCATATTATTATGTTAATTGTTTTAGAAAAGCCCTTCTTGATAATACAGATTCTACTGCATTTGCAATTTGCATAATATCGTTATCGTTTCTTACTGACGGGTTGTTAATGTTTACTGTAATTGGCGATGCAGACTGACCATACGGAACTACAGTCTCTCCACCGTGAGCTATGATTGGTACTGCTTGATTTGGAGAGCCAGGGATAACACCACCTTCTTTAAATGATGGAAAAGGAGATGGACCGAGTAAATTCGAAAGACCTATAATACCTGATTGTATAAAATTAAGAGGGTCGAAAGCTTTTGCTAACTCATTCGCACCATCTGCTGCTTCTTTTGAAGTTTTCTTTACTAATTCTAATCTTCTGTTATACTCTTCTGCTGTTATTTTTCCTTCGTTCAGTAATTTTTTATTATCTCTCATAAATTTAGCATTCGCATCAGATAATCCCGAAATAGCATCATCTACTAAATCTAAGTCTTTTTTTAATTTACTAATTTGATCCATTACAAGATAAAATCCTCCCAACAGAACAGTGATTGTTATCATCATTGGTATTGATGCTAATGCAGCAGTCAATGTTCCGACAGCTATACCAATTCCTGTTAAAGAAGCTACTGCAGTTCCTTCTAATGCTATAAACCACAAACCTATTCTTATCGCTAGTAAACTACCCAATGCTAATTTAACTAATGCTATAGCTGTAATTATTCCCATAAATGCTGTTGCTACTAAAGCAATGTTAGCTATTAACTCAGTATTATCACCTATCATACTTTTCACTGTAAAAGAAAATGATTTGTGAAGATTATCAGATGACTCTGATACTTTTTTTATTTCATCACCAACTCCGCTAAAAGATCCTCCTACATCTTCATTCAATTTCTTTTGTTCTTCTGCATTTGTTTTTATTTCATCCATTTGTTCTCCCAACTGTGCCATTCTTTCGGAATATTGTCTTTTTTGTTCGTCTATATAATCAAGTAATGGTAAATTTCTCCATTTCATAACTTCTGCAGCGTGGTCTTTTTCTAGTTTTTCAGCAGCATCTAATTCTTCTTGTAATGCCAAAAGACGACCGTCATATTTTTCTTCTTCTGATTTCAAATCTTCATCTCTTCTATCCTCATCATTTTTATCTGAGATAGCTTTATCTTCTTCTTCTCTGGCAAGTTCCTTTTTAAGATTTCGTATTTTAGTTTGGTCCCCCCAAATTCCTAATGATATTTCTTCATCTATTGCTCGTTGTAAATCCTCTACTCTTCTTTTATGCGATAATCCACTACTCGCTTGTGAGTCTTCAAAACTTGAAGTAATTTTATCTACTGCTTTCGTGTATTCATTTTTTAAATCATTTATTTGAGATTTTAATTTAGTCACTGTCTCATCGTGTTTTCTGACCCACTTAGCCATATTTTCATTAAAACTTCTCGTAGTTAATGCCATTTGATCTTGAAGTTTTTTAAGTTGTTTTAAAACTTTTGGATCAGTTATTTCCTCATTTGTTTCTTTGGCTACTTTTGTGATATTTTCAAGACCTTCTTTAAGGTCTTTCATTTTTTGAATATACTTATCCCATACTCCAGTTACTTTTGCAATGAGATAAATTAAAGTACCTATTACCACTGCTAATGCAATAAATTTTAAAACAACTAACCCAGCAGTACTGGCCATCGTTTTTAATGCAGTAATACCAATTGACATTTTTCCTGTAACCATTGGTACTAATGCACCAAGCATTGCGATAGATGCTACAAGAACTGTAACTGCAACACTACCAGTAATAACAACCATAGTCAAAACAGGAAATTCTTCAGCTAATGCTTTTATTACACGAGATGCTTTTGTAAATTGTTCTGCAAGAGGACTAAGAATTGGCTTCAATGTATCTCCTAACGCTGCACTAGTTTGTGTAGTAATACCACCTAACATTGCTATTACGCCACCAAGAGTTTGAGTTGCTAATGCAGCATTTCCTGCAAATAAAGCACCTTCTTTCATAAATCCCTGATAAACTGCTTCTCGTTTTCCTGCTTCTGTTAATTTTCCAATTGTTGTGCCGATAGAAGCAGCATATTCCTCTTGCATTATACTCAAATTTTTAGTAATACCAACATTATCTGTTTTCATGCTCAGATCATTTTTGATACCCTCTGCAGTTCCTCTGATAGCTTGTCCAATGCTCAAATGACCCTGACGATTAAATGCAGCTGAATCTGTCATAACATTCATTAAGTCAGTTGCTTTCTCTAAACCATATCCTTTCGCAAGTAATTGCTTAAGTGCATTTGCAGAATCTGCTACAGACATTAAACCAGTACTTGCGAAATTCATAGCAACTTTATTTGCTTTATCCATATCATGACCCAAACCTCCTGCTACAGAACTCAAACCAATCAATGAGTTTTCCATGTCTATGCTAGCGACAACAAAACTTTTAGACAACATGACCATTGCACCAGCAGCCATACTTGCCACCAAACTAAGATACCTAAATCTATTACCTAATGCATCAAGAGTATTAGATACTTCTTCAAAGCTTTTTTTCTGAGTAGCAGAAGAAGACTTAACCTTACCGCCTAAACTAGCAACAGAAGTTTCCATCGCTTTAACCTTTTTGGGGTCAGATTTTACTTCTATTGTAATCAGGACTGTTTTAGCCATATTTATTTAGATACTTATTTAGATCGCTTGCGTGCATTTTTTTCAGAAAATTGTGCTTCAATATTCATAATACCTTGATATAATTCATATTCATATAATGGCATATTTTTAATATCCCAATATGAAATACCAAGATTTTGCCAAAATCCCTGGATAGTTCTGTATTTAGATAATTCGACAGATTGATTTTTACCGCTGTTGAAAGAGATAACTACTCTTTTGAGTTCTTCTTTTTTTTTACACTTATAGATTCAAACTCCTTATTTACTTTATCCATCAATACTGTGAAATCTTTCATAGGAAATAATCCAATTGTTTTAGTCGAGACTTCTAACTCTTTATCATTTTCATCAACAAAAGTCCACGATTTTATCATCGTTTTTAAAATCTCAATTCCTTTATTATAATCACCTTCTAATTTTACCAGATTTTGTATTTGGTGTACTAACAAACCTTTATACAAAACTACTTCGTCTTCTGGAAATGAAGGCAATTTAACTTTTATTATTTCTCTTATATCTTTTAATTGTGACATATTGTTTTTCCTTAATGAGTAAAGAAAAATATCGAGTTGTTATCTTTTGTATCAACTTGACATTTTAAGAATTTAAAAATATTTGTAATTGTTGTAAATTATTATTTTTAAATCCAAATTTATTATGAAATGTCCGATGTGCTCGGTAACTTAAAACAATACCATTATCTATATCATACAATAAGTTAGGATGCTGTGCAGCATTTTTGATATGATGCACTTCAAGTTTTTTGCTTTTTGTTTTATATTTCTGGCATGTCCAATTATCTCGTTCAAGAACTTTTTTTCTCCACGCAGAATGTTCAATTGTCGATGAATGACCTCGTTTTTTAGCAATACCACCTTGCCAATTCCAATGTTTATCACCTTTGGGATGCATCTGTGGATGTTCGCTTTTTGCAAGTTGCATTATTTTTCTAAAGCATTCTTTAAATTCAGAATCACGCCATTTTTTTAACAATGTTCGTTTTATTTGACGCTTTGTCTTCAAAGTATGTTTTTTCCCTAAAAATGTAGTACGATTTTGCATATTAGAAGTATCTTTCATTTTCCAATGCTTACCTTTATTTGCACCTGGCTTTCCCAATTTAGCTAATCTCATCTTTTGCTTTGTTTCATCTGACCAATGCTTTCCTAAACGTGAAAGTCTTATTTTTTCTCGATGTTCTTTAGAGAATTTGAATGTTCTTGTTACATCTTCCATAAAAATTTACCTGTCTTTTAACAAATTAATAGGCTTCGTGTTCATTCGTAATTATAATCTCAATACTCTTAGCTTCTGTTGGGTCGTAATTCGCAATAAACGAAGGACTCTCTGTGATAAATCCAGCAACTGCTGTATCTACTCCTCTATCAGTCAATGTGAAATTCGGTATGCTTATTTTTACCTCTTCTGTCTCTGCACTTCCGATAGAATTACCAGTAAAAGTAATAATCATTGCTCTTACTGCATTACCACCAGCTTCCAATGTTTCATAATGTACTCTGTCAGCAGTTGTTTCATAGAATAATACATAGTCTCCATTGATTTCAAGTTGCTGTACCGCTATTTGCACAGGACTATTATCTCCACTCAAATATTGTGCTTCTGCATTATTGTTAATGTTTAACACTAAACTTTTAAGAGGTTGTGCTGTAGCTAATGCTGCGGCTGCTAAGGCTGCAGTTCCAGTAGCTCCACTTCCAAATTTTACTGTGTAATCCTTGAATGCTAAAATTCTCTCTTCTGTTATCGCTTGTGTGCCTGTTCCAGTTTCAGGAAATTTTGATAGAATATTTGCCGAAATAGTTGCAAGCCCGTCTGATACATTTAGTTCAAGAGTGTTTATAGTAGCATAAGAATATTTTCTTGTGTCCACTCCGTCAAAATATATTACTGTAAGAGTCTTTGGAGGATTATCTGCTTTTCTTGTAATCGTATGTTCATACACTGCAGACTCTCCAGAAGCAGTTCCGCTTGACATTGAACCTAGTGCTGCGTATATCAAGTATGGTGCATTTTCAGCATCAACATATACTTCAACATCACCTTCTCCACGCCTACTGCCTGCGATACTTCCCCAGTTTTTTTCACGAACACCTTTAGCACTTTCATCTTGCAATAATTCTTGAACTGCACGAACTGTACAGGTTACGAATGGCAAATATTTTTCTGCTACAACAGCATCTCCAGCAGTTGATTCAATTCCGATTCCAAGATACGGCTGAGTTCCCATTTTTATACTCATTTTTCTTATAGTTATTGTTAATTATCTATATATATTTATCTCTTCATTTCGACCAGTTTTTGTTTAGATCCAAAATGAATGAAGATTCCGATTTGTTATATTTCAGTATGATGTCTTCCCTTAAACTTAAAAACATCTTTTTTTTCATCGACCTCTTCTACTTTTTCAACTTTGTCTTCTTTTTTCTCAACCTTTATAGTCTCTATTTTTTTTTCAACCAAGGAAATATCTGGATAAGATAATATATGTGATACCATATCGTCCGTGACATCTTTATTTTCATTTGGTCCAATTGAAAAATCAAAAGACGGAAATGTAATCCTTTTGTTTGAACTATTCATTACTTGTGTCATATTTTTTAGTTAATGTATTTAAATTTATAGTTAAATAATTATAATCATTACAATTATAACATTTCACTTCTATAATAAGTTTATTGCCTTTCAGTTGATATTTAGCCTGCAACTGATGGCATTTTTTACATCTAAAATCATTCATTATGTTCTTGTTACTATATAATTTATCGTAAGATGACTAGTTGCTTCAAGTGTGATAAGGTCTTCCGTTCGCTGTCTTGTTGTGTAATCAATGGAAGAAATATTATCAATAAATCTATTTGTGTCTAGTGTTAGATTTCCCCTTAAAACTCCAATTATTGAATCATCATTTATAGAACCTGATGTTTCTCCTTCCATAGTATCCATAAGAAATACCATTCCTACCATTTTATCTGGCGTTGCATTAAAATATTGCCGTGCGTCAATTACTAGCGAAATTGTAATATCGTGAGCATATAAATCTCTTGCATTGTCAGCTACACTTGCTTCTGTATTCACAGGGTTTATTATCAAACAAGGCATTGCTGAATTTGGAATAATATAAGGGTCTCCAATATAAATTGATTTAACAGCTCCCTTTACTTTTTCTTCTAATTTAGCTTTTAATAATTCGATGCTTTTTTTCATTTTCCTGCATTTTTAGATTTAATTAATCTGTTTATCCAATCTCTGAAAACATTGCCAACCATTTCGACTCTAGTTGTATCGACTTCAGCTAAAACTCTTTTTGGAACTCCTGCTCCTTCCTGATGTGCTTTTGCATATTCTTGTGTATTGTAAATATCTGATGTTTTTTTGTTCGGCATATTATAATTAAATCCTTCTCTCATAGCACCAGTTCTGACAAGTGGTGTTTCAATCGCTATTGCTTCTCCTTTAGCGTATAATGCTCTTTTGATGCGAATTGTTGATTTTTCCAATGGCTTCCATTTTTCTCCAAATGTCGAACCTAAATTTTCAAAGTTTGTTGAAATTTCTTTCAGATAAAGTTTTGATGAAGATTTCAATGGTTCTACAGGATTTTTAATTTCAGTTTCTAAAAACTTTAATATTTCTATCGTATCTTTATCTCCTTTTATTTGAATATTTATTTTCATAGTTTTTACTTATCAGTTGAAGCATTCCCTGTTTCAGGGTCAGCCATTCTGAAATTTTCGTCATTCAGATCAAACATCTCTCCTTTATTATATTTTGAACTATTATACATATTACTGCACGAGGCTTGATTAGATGTTTGTTTAGATAACTCTGCATTGCTTTCTGATAATAATATTAGATTTCCATCTACAATTTTTTGTAATAATTCTTCAGCTCTATCAATCTTTTTTTGTCCGTTTTTGGTTGTGTCTGCGTCATTATCAACGCTATATTCTTTTAACAATAACATTCCTGCTGCGTATAAAGTGACTATATGTTGAAAAATACGAGGTGCTGAAGCTAGTGGAACTTGATATGTCATAGCAATCATACTTTCAGATATTGCCTCTGCTTCTGTCCTATATCTATCTATTACATCAGATGAAATAAATGAGTTATTTTTGAAACCAGCTTCGTCTTTTATTTTGAAGATAGAAGTATAATGTTCTGCGTCCGACGCTTTGCCTGCTATAGAGTCTGCTGTGTCTGATTCTAATCCGCTTACAGAGTTATAATAAGTTGCTTTATACCAAGATGTTGAAGTACCAGTCGAATCCTCAAATTCAGTTCCCTCTGGCTTGTCAACCTCAATATCAACAGGAGAGCCTTCAACGCTTAAATGAGAATAAGTCCCGTCTTCAGAAGTACTACGATAAAACTTTCTTTGATTAAATCTCAACAGCTGTATCGGTTCGTTTTTTTCGTGAGCAAGTGAAGTAGCAACACTAATCGTAATAGTAGTAGCAGTTGTAGAAGAAATTTTACGAACTTCTGCTATTTCAGTTCCAATATGTCCTAAAATAATATGGTCGTTGGCAGAAAATCCTTGAGAATTTTTAACAGTTAATTCTGTTTGACCAATTGCTTCATCTGAATCAAATGAAGTTTGTTCTCCTAATGCCATCGGTTCGATTGGTGAAACTAGTATATTCATACTTTAGTTATTAAATAAATAAGTTTTATTTGTATTCGCCATCAGATAAGTTTTATTTGTATTCGCCATCAGATAAGTTTTATTTGTATTCGCCATCAGA